AAGATCGTACTTGAAGTAGAGATTAACCATCTTTGCAACCTCTTGCAAGATGTCGTACAACTCTGTGGCTTCATGCTCAATATGGTAAACATCAGCATCTCTAACGGCAGTGTCGGTCTTTTTCTTGCCAGCTTTGTGTACTTTGGCCTTTACTGGGGCTGCGTCTACCAGGTAGTCCATGAACGCTTGCACCTGTTCGCTGGACAAAGACATGCCTGTTACACCGTGTTTAGAGGAGTGCATGGTCTACTGTGTTACTGGTTCCAGCCATGAAACGATTGTATCAGTGCAAGCGTGTGTTAGTAAACCAAGTTGTCTATGTAGACACTACCAGCTCGCACCTGGGGTTCTCTTTGTCGAAACCACCAAATTTGTAAATCACTTGGTTGACCTGTTCAAAGCTGTCGTCTTTCAGAACTCCAGCTTTCACCAAAGCGTCACAGGCAAACTTGTCTATGATTGAGCAAGGGTTGCTTATGTCGATACGCCTTTTGGTTTTGGCGTAGTAGGTGTAGGTCAAGGTCACTGGTTCGGTGAATTCAGGTAAGTCTTGCAACTCAGGTAGTAGCTCCTCGGTGTAATTTTTTTTTGCAATAGACAGGATTCTGAAGTAGGCGTTTCTGTAGTTGTTCAAATTTAAAATAAATTTTTTATTTTTTGAATAGTAAATTTGTAACGGCAAACAAATATTAATTTGATCTTTCATTCTAAAAGTTGCCCTACATTTTGTTGGTAATTAATTTTCATATTTTTTTTTGAAAAATTTTTTTTCAGCACGAATGTGGTCGTGTGCAAAGTATAGCACTTTAAAAGTGCAATGAGATTTTTTGGTGATTCAGTGTACCTAACTTAATTATAAACACTCGCCTGTACCAATATATATATATTGGGGTGTCGGCCTAAATTAAATGATCCTGGCTACCCTAAAAACCCAGTCCATAGGGTTCCTTTGAGGGCTGGAGAGAACCAGAAATGCAGAGGTGTTAGCCCTCTGAACACAAGTTTGCACAATCATGCAAAGATTTGCATGTTAGCATACACTCGTAAGCTATTGATTCTATTAGACTTTTTGGAAAAAAATGAATTTCTCAGGATTTTTGAGCTCTCAGCGGAAGAGCACTCCATTACTTAGTTAACTATTCACTTATCCTTCGGTGAGTAATCCGAGGTTTCTGCTCCAAGCAACTTGCCCAGTCTCTCCTTAATATCTTCCTTACTCATGCGGTCAAGGTTGGCGTTGATGTTGATGTTCTGCGAGCGATTGATGGACAATCCTCCCAACTGATTGAGCTCCTTGATGGCAGAAACCGCAGCGTTAAGCTGTCCACTTTCATACGCTTGCTCCATGATCTTCCACAACATTGTGCCAGTCTTCTGTGGTGTGATGGCGTACTTCTCAGCCAGCTCATCCTGTTTGATCCTGATGGCTTTGACTACCTTCGGGTGATGCGTACCACTGAGCAACTTGTTGGCACTAACAGCTGGGAACTCGAAGCCAGCTTTCCTAGCTGCTTCAGTTTGTGTGCAAGCACCTTCGGTGTAATGCCACACGAATGACGACTGCATCTCAGTCAGTCCAAACTCGTGGTCTTTCTCAAACTGTGTCGGAGCACTCACGATCTTCTCCTTCGGTTTCCTAGGTCGTCCAGCCATCTTTACTCCTCGACCAAGGCAATGTACTCACCCTCGTCTGTTTTGATTATTGTTATTATGTTCTGTCCTTTGAGCTTTCGCTCCACCGCCATGTAAGTGTTAGCAACCACAAAGTGAGTGGTAAATTCATAGTCCTCTTCTTCAGTCTTTAACAGTATTGATTTTAGTAAACTCATGACAACAGTGTACCAAGGGTAGTGTACAGCTCCCAAACACTTCCTGTAGTGTTCTCTCTATAAACCATCGTTTTATACGTAATACTCATCTATTAATATTTATATATATATATACTCCACTACTAACCTATAAGAGAAGGAAAGCCTTATAAACAAAGGAAAAATTGACAGGGTACCCAACAGTGTACAGCTACCTCTCCTCACCCTCTTTGACACACTGCCACTGCACATCTCTGCATACTTTCGCACATTGTTATACATCTTCGCACACCTCGTCTCGCCCCTTGAAGTGTACCCTAACGAAATATTTGCGTACTAACCCTACCAAAGTGAACACCAAAGTTTGCACTACTGCCGTGACTGGCACGCTGAGTTCCATCCAGGTCGTGGTAGACAACACGAGGATTGCTATCGGAAAGGCCATGAAGAAGCCGATGGCTACATCGCTTACAGCCTCTCTGGCTGCCGATCTATCTATTGTCATAGCTGACCCTCAAACTCGCCCTGATGCCATGCTTATTCAACACCGCTTTCAACTCCGCTAAGGACTCGTCAGTCTGAGGTCTAACGACCAACCCAGCGTGAACGTAAAGCGTCTGCACTGCCTTCTTATTCGTCATACAACCTCTTTTCTTGTAAATGCCTGACCAATCGATGAGCAATGAGGAACGGCATGAGGACTGCGAGTGTGAACAAGCCTATGGCTGCTATGGATATGTAAAACCACACAGTAAGCAACTCTTTAATCATCAGTCGCTCCCAAAGTTGCTGTTAAACCCACCCGACTCTTCCACAGCGGTGTAGCTGATGTCGTAGACCTTCTTACCGTTGGTTCTGCGTGCTTCGATGCCTCTTTCGTGCAAGACACGATTGGCTTCTTTGAAGTCAGGCATCCTTGGGGCTTTAATGCCCAAATCACGCAACAACTTGGTCATCTGTACTGGTTTTGCGTGTTCGCTGTCGAAATCAACGTGTTCTAAGAGCAAATCTTCCACACTGGACTGTGTGCGGTATATCTCATTCGATTCGTGCAACATGGCTCGCTCATCAGGGCTTAGAAACCAGTTCTTTTGCCCTTTCACATACAAAGTCTCCTTAACTTCAGCCCACAACTGTTGCATCTTAACCCCATGATTGACGTTGATGTCTTTTACCGCCAGAACCCAAAATCTTCGATTACCAGACGTGTCCGTCAAGAATTCTCTGGCGTTAACACTGGCGTAAAAGGCAGTACGTCTCTGGTAGGTGGTAAACGCTCGGTCATACGGCAATCTTAACTCGTCCGTCTTTGCCGTGACAAATGCTTTAAGCTGGTCGATGTCACTCTTCTTAAAAGTACTCTCAATTTCGCCCAACTCCACGATCCAGTGACTAACGGCTCGCTTCACGCTGTCCTTATCACTAGGGTTCAGCGTGGCACCTTCCAGTAGCCAACCCCTGTCGTAATCGCACAGTCGCTTAAACCACAGCGTCTTGCCCAGTCCTTGTGCACCTTGCAGTACCAAGATGCCTTCGAGTTCCACTCCTTGTTCTTCGTAAGCAGCAGCGACACAACTGACCAACCACTTCTTCATCAGCATTTCTTTTAGTTGGTTGCTCTCGTGTGTCATTAGGCTGTCCAGAAAGGTTTGCAGTCGGCTTTCGCCATCCCAAGGCTCGCTGTCTATCCACTCCACCACCGGGTTGTATTCTTCTGCCAGTATCTTCAGGTAATCTCTGACTCTGGTGTGTGGTATGCCCATGTTGATGGCACGGTCCTCCACCTCTATCAGAGATGCCTCCTCCTTCATGTCAGCGATGAACTTGGTGTTCGGTATGTCTATTTCCATGCGTTTCTTGATGACGTTGTAACGCACTTCAACATTGTGCGTTTTCAAAACGCCATTGACGTTGTCCTTGGTGTTCAAGAAGCGTCCGCTTGCGTTGCGTTGGAACTCGTAATCGACTGGTAGGTCTAATTTCTGCAAGGAAGGTATCAGTTCTCCTTCTAATGGGTCGTTCTTGTGGTCGTTGTAATCACCCTTGCTCTGAGGCATTAAAACCTCGGCATTGCCCTTGTTTTTAAGTATGGTTTGACAGGCTTTGCTCGCTTCCTTCTCACCTGTTTTACTGTCGTCATTGTCCGCTATAAAGATGTGTTTCTTGTTGTTAAAAAATTCAAACATGACCTCTGCGACAGGCGATAGATTGTAAGCATCAAATGCCACGATGACAGGCTGTGAGTAATCAGCGTAGACACTCGCTGCGGTGGCATAGCCTTCTGCGTAGTTAATTATGTCGCTGGTTTTCAATATCTCTTTGCCCAGAATAAAAAAGCTACCGCTTTTCTTAGAACCAGTAAGAAATTTCTTTGAGCCGTCCTGTGCTATGTATTGCAAACCTACCACCGTCATCTGTTTGTCGTACAAAGGTATAACCAGCTGTCCCGATGCGTTGACCTTTAAACCGTAAGACAACACCTGTTTCTTTTCTAAGTACGGATGCTTTTCACACGGTAGGGCTTCATCCCATAGGCTCTGTGCCCTTTTAGCTGCTTTGCTGTACTTCTCCTGTTGTTTGACCTCTGCTTGCTTCTGTAGATCGGCTATTTCTTGCCGTTCGTCTTTAGTAAGGGTCTGCCTTTTCCTGTTTTCTGGTTTCCAGATAGCAGTAGGAGAATCAGCCGAGACTCGATAATCACCCAGTCTGCCATAAGGCACAGACTGATCGAGCCACAACTGATACCACCCTACGAGCTTCCTTTTGCCGCCAACATTGATGTAAGCACGACCAATAGTGCCGTCAGCGACTAAGCCCTTCTGTGGTTCTGGTTCCAAGCCATTGTCACTAAGAAAGTTAGTGAATTCTACTTGGTAATCTACTGTTAAAGGTCTATCAAAATTCTTGGTTGGTCGTGTTATTTTAAGTGACATCAATTATCTCTTTTTATTTTGGTCGTTGTGGTTTTTGGTAAAGTATGTAAAATAGTACAAGACTTTATTTAATTTAGCAAACACAATTAGGAGACATTATGAGCTTAACAATAAAAAGTTCTGGCGATTTTGAAACGCTAGACAAAGGAAGATACGCAGCAATCTGCTATCAAATAGTAGACATGGGGACCACAAACCAAGAGTACGAAGGCAAGATTTCTAAGAAGAAACAAGTCAGAATTACTTTTGAAACCACCAGTGAAATGATGGCAGACGGCAGACCTTTTTCTGTCAGCCAGACGTACACAGCGTCATTGTCAACGATGGCATCTCTAAGAAAACACCTGGAGTCGTGGAGAAACAAAAACTTTACAGAACAAGAAGAAGCTGGCTTTGACATAAGCAATCTGTTGGGCTGTTCTGCTGACGTAGAGGTTGGCCACACATCTGGTGGCAATCCAAAGATCATTGGACTGCGTTTTCCAGAAGGCGGTGTGCAAAAAGTAGCCACTAAGAACGAACAAGTCTTGTTTGACTTAGACGTTTACAACGATGAGTTCAGAGGCAAGTCTTCTGATGAAACCAAAGCCATGTGCGATGTGTTTCACGGTTTTCCAGAATGGCTACAGAAAGATATTGAAGACAGCTTCGAGCATAAAGCAGCAACAGATCAAGGAGCATCTACTGGTGTGACACAAGCAGAAGAGGTACAAGAAGATTCTAGCGAATCGTTAGCTGATCTAGCAAACGATGACGATGAAAACGACTTACCGTTTTAGTTAAATTTCCGTGGGCGATTCCCTTTTCCTTTTTTGATCTCACACTCAAATGGAATCGCTCACACTTTTCTGGACACAAAATGCAAAAAGACATGGTTAATCATCCACCACATTATGAAGGCGACATAGAATGTATCGACTACATACAACAACAACTTGGCGACAATTTCAGATACTACTTAGAAGGAGCTTCGATCAAATACATGCACAGGTTTAAATACAAGCATAAAGATACAGGCAAAGAAATAGAGGACTTACAGAAGAACCAATGGTACGACAGTAAATTAATAGAAGAACTGCAACGACTGAGAGAACAAGAGAAACTCATTGAGTAATTTACAATACGACATCTACAACTTACCAGCTGCAATTATGATGCAGCATCAGATGTCAGAAGAAGTGGTGCAAACATTAAATACTTACCTAGACACAGAGCTGAAGAATCCAGACAGAGAATCCTTGAGTGGCGATTTGGTAGGACAGATACACCAAGGTGAGCAACTGTCCATGGATTTTGCGTGTGACGATCTAAAAGACTTTAGACTTATGGTTGAGAACCTAGGGGTAGCCTATCTCAGACACTTTGTAGAACAGACCGGGACAATGATAAAGCCCAAGCAAGTCGTGACAGACAAACTCTGGTCGGTTCATTCCTATGAAGGCGACTACAATCCTATCCACGACCACCTGACAGCATCGCCTATGGGCATCAGTTTTACTACTTGGACAAAAGTACCAGAGCAAATAGGTAAGACAGCAGATGGTAAAGAAATAGAAGATTACAATTTATACAACTCATCTGGAGCCATAGATGGGTACATCAATTTTACATACGGTCTTAACCAAACCTCAGACCCAGAGAGGTTAAGACCTTCTCAGTCTCGGTATGTAAAACCAGAGGAGGGTAAG